AAGTCGCCTTTTATACCGCTTCCACATATTGCTATTGTCGTTGCATCGTTGTTACATGACAACCCGTAACCAAATTTACCATACCCTCCATCGAGCGCAGCGGGGAACCATTCTTTATTGCTACTGTATATTGTAGATACATAGACCCATTTATTTGAATTAGTATTATAATCGTATATTTTTACTTTTCCTATTCGATTATAGTTACTACATGATATAACTAGTCTATTCCCATCTGAACTTAATTCTAATCCATTAAGCCCTAAATCGTGTCCGTTATTATGTCTATCTATTTCACCAAAAATTTGTTGCCCTTTTGTTCTCCAACCGCGGTCGCTGTGTTTTTTAACTTCAACGTAACCAATGTTATTATTAAAGTGTCTACCAGCATAGGCGATTGTGTCTCCATTGTCTGAAATAGCGACACTATTATTTTCCCCTATTTTACAATTTGATTCGCCATTGAATGTGACAGTGTTAGTAAATACGTTATTAGATATATCGAATATTTTAACTTTATTTGCACTAATACCCGCTCCGGCCGCAGCAACTCTATTACCATCACCTGTTAATAATACACTGTCTCCGAGATTTTCGTTTGTTCCACCGATAATAGGAACTCCAACTAACGTCCAATCGACAATATAGTCAAATACATATATGGTACCAGTGGCGTTATTTGAAAGGTGAGGTTCTCCAATAGCTATTCTAGCACCATTTGAATTAAAATCAATTGACTTAGATCCAAGACCAGCATTCTCTTGAATATTCGGTGATTGTATAGGGTTGCCCTTGATTGACCAGGTTCCACTTGGAGTCATTTGATTATATGATAAAAGTAATTCGCCTACGGCTATTCTATCACCATTTGGGTTGTGTAGTGCGTTTTGTCCACGCGACTTTGTTATGAATAGTCTATAATATTTATACGCCGTTTCGTTAAAAATTTTATACTTAAGACGTGTAGCACTGGTCCAATGTTCAGTACCATTATTTAAGGTTCGAATATAACCTTGATCAATATATTCTGGTCCAGCTGCTGTTATATCGTTAATAACTTGTCCGGTTCTAGAATCTAAATCAATCCAAGTCGAATCATTATGTGAGGCCTGAAATATAAAATCGGTTGGCGTATAATCAAACATATGTACATATTTATTCGTTGCTTGTATTGGGAAGATCTGATATTCATTTACAATTTCTGGTGATGGGAATTCAAATTTAAGCCAAGCTTCTTTACCATTTGGAAGGTCATCATTATTGACCCAACATTGATGATTATTTCGGTTATTGTCATTCACAAAGGTTCTACCTGAAAAGGCGTGTTTAGCAACTCGTTCTGTATCATTAATAGTATTATTTGATGATGATGCTATACCTTGGTCACCACCTGTTCCTCTAAGTGGGCTTTGACCCGTCCGGCTACCTCCCGCCAATAAAATTGTATTATCATATTCATATATGGTTACTAAACCGCTATTAACAATACCACTAGTATCTGCGAAAGGGCTACTAATAGCAATTTGAGAACCTGACTCATTAAATTTAATTATATTACCAAACCCATTATCTATTGTACCAGTTATATCAGGTAATGCAATCCAATTACATGATGAATCCATGCTATAAACTTTAACTACTGATGTGGTCGAATCTGTATGTATACCATATGCGATAAGGTTAGCTGTATTATTTATAGCGACAGATGATACATTTTCTCCTCCAAAAAATAGTCCTCCTTTTCTTGCCCAATTAACAGTATCATGTGTATATGTCATGCTATATATTATATTTTTATTAAATTATATATATGAGTTTATAAAAATATGTGTGTACTAGATTAGTTGTATATATTAAAAAGATGTAGAAGGGGGTAGGTGGTGTGAAAAGTTAAGAAAAATATAAAAACAAAGAAGCATATTGTAAAAAGAGATGCCAATAAGTATGCCAAAATTCGCGTTGAATAAAGAGAGAGGAAGTTTGTGATTTATGGAAAGAAAAGAAGGCAAAAGTGAAGGAAGAGAGGGCGATAAATTTATGAAGGGACCATGGTGTAAGTAAAAATCTGTAAAGAGCAATTGGAATAAAGAAAGAGGCTAATAATGTGTCAAAAGTTCTCCAATGATTAGGAATACCTAAATAAGTGACATCACTTTGGAATGAAGTGATGCCTTGTATAATAAGTAAGGAAGCTTCGAATATATTAGTTTTATTATAAAAGAAAGCGAGAAACCCAATGAATGAGAATGTAAGAGATGAGACGGAATATATACTAAAATAATTCAACTCCTTTCTCCATTCTATTTTTGTTCTTGTTTCGGGACCAATAATTTTCCACCAAGGAATAGTCATAATAATTGTAATGAATAGTGAAATATTTATTTTGTGATTTTTGCGTAAAAATGGATGATATTTGGGGGCTAAACACTAACCGAGTGGTGTTCCTATATTAGGGTTAGGAGGTGTATAGCACTGTACATGTAGCGAACAATCCACTGAACAGTCTTTTACCCAATATAATCTCCAATAAGTAAAAATATATGTTTAGTTTGTAAAATATAAAATTTTATTCAATAATATTACTGCAAACAATATTATGTACGTGTTCATTTGCTGAGACGTGAAATATTGTGCATCTTTACCTTCGTCAATTTCATAAAACAAACAACCTTTAAACCATAAACGTGTTAATAAAATAACAATTATAATAAAAAAGGTATATAAATTCGCGATATTTGATTGAATACACAACGTAATAATAAAACAAAAAATAAACATCAACGCGTGTATTATTTCCAATGATTGAATGTTGTTTATGTGGATTGAATATGCACCCAGTATTTGCAATATAGAACATAAAACGAAAAAATATTGAAGGTTTTTTTTATCGGATGACATGTATGCAAATATTAGCGAATAAACTACTGATGCCAAAAAAACCCAAAATAATATTTCTTTACGCATTTTGTTATTGTATATTATATAATACTTTCTCAATATAATATCCAATGTTTTACCCAATATAATATCCAATAAGTAAGAAGATTTGTAAAGGATTAAATCGCTGATTTTATTTTTTGTCACCAAGTCTTTAAAAATTTCAGATCAAACAAAAAATAAAAAACAAGACCTCAATATTTTTGTGCAGGGTTTCAAAAACGGAAAAAACAAGATGTTGGTGACAAATACAAACAATGTTGTGATTTTTGCGTAAAAATGGGGGATGAGATTTGCTACTCATTTCTAAGATTTGTCACTCATTTCTTGGTATAGGGATTTGGGGGCGATTTGGGGGGTAGATTGGTGGGGCCTAAGCACTAAGATTGGAGGGAATCCTAGATTAGGGTTAGGAGGGGGATTGCACTGTACATCTAGCACCAATCCACTGTACAATCTTTTACCCAATATAATCTCCAATATAAAGAGTGTCGCTAACATCTCTAATTATTTTCGAAAGAAATATTATAGATGGCTTTGGAACTTAGACACAAGTATAATATACTTAATAAACTATACCAAGAAATTTCTGAAAAAGGCATACAAAATTTGACAATTAAAGATATTGTAGATGTTCGCCAAGGTTGGGTCCCAGCGCAATCCGTTTTAATAAATTTTGTAAATGAGATTGCCAAAGAGTATCCACCCCATATCGAAGAGAATATAAACAAAATATTAGATGGAAAAAAGGTTATAGATGATAAAGAATATATTAAAATAATAAAGGAAATGTACTATGAACTTGATACATTTAAAAAAAAACGTGGAGGAGAAGTTCCATTTGGTGTAAACCATGCTGAAAATTCTTGGTTCTCTTCAAATGAAAAAAAAGAACCTATAAAAAATATTTTAAATCTGTTAATAGAATTTATGAACAGTATTGAAGGTAATAAAGGGGTGCAGATAGAAAATCCGAAAACACTAGCCAGTGAAGGATTAGAAAATAAAAAATTTGAAGAATTTGAAGAATTAGGTGATGGACCCACCGGCGGGAAAAGGAAAAAATCAAAAGTCGTAACTTTAAAGACACCATACTTAAGAGGTAAAACAAAAAAACCCAGGAAATACAGAAGAAAGACATACAAAAAATGAGGCGCATTTTTTTTTGTCACCAAGTCTTTAAAAATTTCAGATTAAACAAAAAATAAAAAACAGAACCCCATATTTTTGTGCTGTGTTTCAAAAATGGAAAAACAAGATGTTGGTGACAAATAATAATAATCTTGTGGTTATTGCGTTAAAAATGTGGGGCAATTACATTACGATTCTAAATAGGAATTGGTCTATTCATCTTTCCCCAACTCTGCGAGAATGTTCACGCCGTCGTTGTAATCTATTATGATTTTTTTGTAGCGTTGAAACACTGCTTTGGAGCTTTCGCTCAATTCGCGAATATCTTTCTGCCCAAACCATTCTAAGTACTGCTCAAAGATATCTTGTCCGCTCTCGTTAAGTTTGTCAACCATATCCCCCGGCATCGGTTCGTCGTCAAGAATCCGTTGCCATAACGTTACTTTGTTCAGCGCGTGGTTGATAACCGCATCGCACATGGCTTGAGGGGCATTGGTACTGCGTTGAGTTGTCTCAACTATAGCTCTATATTTCGTGATATACTCTTGCACCTTAGCCCTGCCCTTTTCGATCGTGCTAGTCATGTACCGAGTGCGAGCCATGGTGTGTGCCGAGTGTATGGGTTGTGGACTGAAGAACACTCTAGATTGCTATGGTGTTCCAGTGCCTCACGATAATGGGGGGGAAAAGAATTCAATTTTTGCCATCAATATACATTCTATGAATTGGTTATTGATGGCTACGATCTGGACGGCGATTGGCGTTGAAATGGGGGGTGAGATTTGCTACTCATTTCTAAGATTTGTCACTCATTTCTTGGTGAGGGGATTTGGGGGGTGGACTGGCGATGGATTGGTGGCGGGCCAGAAGTTCAATTTTGGTCTAATCCTAGGGTAGGGTTAGGAGGTCGATTGCACTGTACATCTAGCACCAATCCACTGTACAATCTTTTACCCAATAATTCTCTCCAATATAATATCCAATAAGTGAGAAGATTTGAGATTAATCGCTGATTTTATTTTTTGTCACCATATCTTTTAAAATTTCAGATTAAACAAAAAATAAAAAACAAGACCTCAAATTTTTGTGCAGGGCTTCAAAACAAAAGAAAACCCAAAAAAAAACATGAGGAACCGAGAATTCCGAATAAAAAGAGCAAAAAATTGAAATGTTTTATTTGGGTTTGGATAAAAGTAGGTGGTACATAAAAATTGAGATAGAAACAGACTCGATTGTCTGAGCATACCAAGCAAGAAAGAAATCAACGAGTGAAATCAATGGCTTACATTCCACCTGAACTCTTTTGCAAGATTCCGATGTGTCTTCACAAGAAGATAGATAAATATTTATCACATCCAGTTGCGGATTTGGTGAAGAAAATGTTCAAGGATTGGAAAGCGATTTTCGTTGAAAATACAAATCGTGACTACGTTCTCTCAGCTAAGTGGCGTGCAAGTGAGATGGAGGTGTACAAGAGCATACAAAAAAAACTTTTCCGGCAAATGAAGTTGGATATTAAATTCGGAACGAATGATAGCAAAAAATATAGGGAGCAATTGAACGAGAAACGGTTTGAAAACATTGTTACAAAAACTATGCTGGATATAAAAGAGAGTTATCATCCACTTACTCGTGGATTCCGTGGGAGAAGGAAAGTTCGATGGGAAACCGATTTGCCCCGTACGTATGCACTAAGCTGTATAGCAAATAATATGATGCGAGGGCGTATAGGACAAGAAGGGGGGGTCCGCCCCCGAATCCCTTATGGGGTAGTAAGTAGCGGACACTGGCTTCTTCCGGGATATGCATGTGTTATCTACGCCAAGAAGGAAGTGTTGTTCAAGTTTGTTCAAGGACTCAATCCGAAAGTGAGGAAGTCTTGGAAGAAAGAGAAGATGTTGCAATCAATCTATCCAAATCTGCGGTTTTAATAATTGTAAAAAAAGTGAGTAGTAAAAAACAAATAAGTTAAAAACAAAAAAGGAATGTATATGATTAAACAAATGAAGAAGGGTTGGGGGAGTCCCTCTGTGTCACTATTGATCTCACCACCATTCGGAAACTACATAAGAATACCAGGAAGTAAATCAATAAAAGGGAGTTTCACACTAGAGCCGCGGGACGGGTTAGTAGAACAAATATTAAAAACATTACGATTTTCTTTTGAACACAATGGTTGGATAAATAAAATAGGGTTGAGAAATAAGGGATTAGAATACGGGATAAAAAACTACAATCACGATACAGATATATTGAGTATTGCAATAATGAAGGAATCCGAAATCAAACCAATACTTAATATGCTACCAAAAAAAGCAAACATAGAATTAAACGTGAGTTGTCCAAACGTGGAAAAGGAGTTGAACGACAAGAACATAGGGCAATTCTTAAATCCAGATAGGGAGTGGTGTGCAGTGAAAATATCGCCACTAACGACAAAAGAGACAATAGATAAATATTATAAGTTAGGTTTTCGTCAATATCACTGCTGTAATACTTTACCGGTAGAAAACGGAGGACTAAGTGGTCCATCGTTGATACCGTATGTATGTAAACAAATAGAAACGATAAAACGCTATCCAAATACGACAATAGTGGGGGGTGGTGGTATTCAAAATATGCAGACTTTAAACAAATATAGGGAATTAGGAGCGACACATTTTTCATTAAGTTCAATATTTTTTCATCCAATAATGTGTGCTAAATTGTTGAGCTCCCTTCTTTGATTTTTTAAGGGAAAAATGAGGATGAGATAAATTTAAAGGTCCCGATGGGATTCGAACCCATGTTGCCAGATTCAAAGTCTGGAGTAATAAACCTCTATACTACGGGACCAATATAAGTTAGTATATATGCAATGTCTTTATATATTTTAAGGGGGGAACTGGTTCCATTAAAAAAATATGCCTTTATTTTAATGGAACCGTTAATATTTGATAAAACCGAAGAAGAAATAAGAAAGATAATAAACAAACACAATAATGTAGATGCAGTAAAAAAGGAAGAATATGGGGAGGTATTTACACCACA